GCGGATGTTTCCGTCCGTGATCCGTCGCAGGCAATGGGGGCCGCTCGGCAGGATTGCGGAGGGGTGGAACTCCCGTGGAACAGTGTAACCAACTGTCGTTTGACGATTCCCTGTAACGCTCAGGGCTGTTGAGGACAAATATGAGCGTTTTGAAATAAAAGACCGAAATGGCGGGGCGATGACAATGTAGAATGTAGAATTAAGAATTAAAAATTTCCGAAATTCTTCATTATTCATTCTCAATTTTTAATTAAATTGCCCCGCCGTCAGGTCTACATACCCAAAAACAAAAGGAGATGACGCGAAAATGGCGGAACAAGTGAAACGCGGCGAGATGTATACCGCCGCATTGAACCCGGTCATCGGGAGCGAACAGGGCGGCTACCGTCCGGTGCTGATTTTGCAGAATGACATAGGGAACCAACACAGCCCCACGGTAATCGTTGCCGCCATCACGGGCAAGACGAAACGGACATCCATGCTGACCCATTATCCCCTGCCAAAGGAGAACGGATTGAGAATCCCGTCCATCGTCCTTTTGGAGCAGATACAGACGATTGACAAATGCCGCTTGCGCTACTACGTCGGGCGGCTGGGCGAAACGACAATGAAAGGTATCGACCGCGCCATCGCGGTCAGTATAGGGCTGAAGATATGAAGAGCAAAAGAGAACATACAGACAATGGCGCAATGTTTCTGACATTGTGCGCCACCTGCGTCAGGCAGTTTTACAATTCCCCGGATTATGTGGTGTGCCGGGAGAACCCCAGCCAAAAAATCATGGAGCCTTGCTGTTACTGTTCGCACAAAAACGGCTGGGACTACAAAATCACAAGGAGGGCGCGAAGATGAGCATAACGGAGGAAACCCGCCGCCAGAGCTATCAGGCGGTACTGCTGACCCTCACGGAGCGGCAGGAAAACGTACTGCGGATATTGAAGCAGTGCGGCGGCATGACCGCGCAGGAAATCGCCGCCGAACTTCACCGGCGCGGCATCACCCCCAGCGACGAGCGCAATTTTGCCGCCCCGCGTCTGACGGAACTGGCCGCGATTGGGCTGGTTTGGACAGCAGGCAAAAAAATCTGCGGCAAAACCGGCAGAAAGGTAGCGGTATGGTCGGCGGTGAGGGAAAGCGAACTGGAGGACTGTTTATGAAAACTGAAACCACAACCAACCCTGTCACTTCTTATAAGGAAGTGACCATCGGCAAAACGGTTTACCGCATTACCAGTGTGTTTTTGGGCGAGAAGGACTTGGGGAAAACGCTGGAGCAGCTTGCCATCCGCAAAGCCATGACCGACATAAAGGCTGGCGCAGTTGCGTAAAGGTGCAAAATTGAAATTTGCACCTTTGCGCTGACGGAAGCAAGTCAATACAATGAAATTAGCCGGGTTCCCCGCCCGGCTACATACCAAAAATTTTGAAGGAGGGCGAGTACATGGGACTGGAGCAAAACCGCAATGCCGGGATTTACTGCCGGTTGAGCAACGACGATGAGCGGTCTGGCGAATCGGTGAGCATCGAAAACCAAAAAATGCTCCTGCAAAAATACGTCAAGGAGCAGGGCTGGAAGGAGGTGGAGGTGTACGTTGACGATGGCTATTCTGGCACAAATTTTGACCGCCCCGCCGTAAAACGCATGATTGAGGACGCCAAAGCCGGTCGTATCAATATCATCGTGGTCAAGGATTTATCCCGCTTTGGCCGCAACTATATTGAAATCGGGCAGTACACCGATTATTTGTTTCCGCAAATCGGCTGCCGCTTCATCGCTCTGGGCAACGGCGTGGATACCGTCAATCAAAGTTCCAACAACGACATGATGGGATTCTTGAATTTATTCAATGAGTTTTACAGCAGGGATACCAGCAAAAAAGTAAAGGCGGCCAAAAAGGTTTGCTATGAAAGCGGCAAATATTTGGGAACCTACGCCCCCTACGGCTACAAACGAGACCCACAGGATAAGCACCACCTGATTGTGGATGAGGAAACGGCCCCGGTTGTCCGGCGCATTTTCGATTTGCGGTGCGGCGGCATGGGGTACCGCGCCATCGCCTGCCGGTTGAACCAAGAGGGCGTACTGTCGCCCGGTATGCTGTATTATCAGCGCAGAGGGAAAAGCGACCCGCGCCGCGTCAATCATCAATGGGCGGAAACCACGGTCAAAAGCATTGCGCGAAACGAGGTATATATAGGAAATTTGGTGCAGGGCAAAAACGGCACCGTATCCTACAAATGCAAAAAGCAAATCGCGAAGCCCAAAGAGGAATGGATACGGGTAGAAGGTACGCACCAAGCCATCATATCACCGGAAATATGGGCCGTTACCGCCGCGCTGGACGCGGAACGGTTCCAAAAGCGTGAGGTAGCGGGCGAAAAGGCCAGCATTTTTACCGGACTGGTGTATTGCGCCGATTGTGGGTTTCGGATGAATTTTCAGCGTGACAAAGGCAAGCGCAAGAATGGGAGCGCATACAGCTATACGTCCTTCCTGTGCGGCAACTACCGCAGAAGCGGCAAAACCGCCTGCACAACCCACTCCATTTATGAAAATGTCCTGCTATCTTTAGTCATTGAGGACATCCGCAAGAAAGCGCGGGTGGCCAAGCATGATGAAAAAAAGATCGCCGAACAAATCATCAGGCTTAAATCCGCGGAAACCGACAGCCGCCTTGCCGGGCATGAAAAAGAATTGCAGGCGGCCCAATCCCGGCTTCCCGAAATCGAACGGCTGATGATGAATCTCTACGAGGACAGAATCAAAGGGGCCATTCCCGAAACGGTATTTGCCACATTGATGAAGAAATACGAAACCGAGCAGGCCGGGCTTGCCGCCGCCATTCCCGCGCTGACCGAAAAAATCCAAAATGGGCGGCAATGCTTTGATGACGCCGCTATGTGGATCAAACATATCCGCCAATACACCGACATCGAAATGGTGGATGAATCCATTTTGATTGAACTGGTGGAGCGGATTGAGGTCAGCGACCCGCAAATCATTGACGGCAAGCGTGTTTGTGACATTAAAATCGTGTACCGTTATGTTGGCTGTGTCGATGAGGCGGTCAAGACGAAGGAGGCGGCGTAAATGCAAAAGTTGTATAACGTGGGCATCTACACCCGGTTAAGCACCGACGACGCTTACAATTCACAGAAAAAGAAATTTACCCCCGCCGATGAATCGGTCAGCATTGAAAACCAAAAACGCCTGCTTTCCAAATTCGTCATGCTGAGCGGGTGGATTGAAACGAAGGTATATGTGGACGACGGTTATTCAGGCGGGAATTTTCAAAGACCGGGATTTCAGCAAATGCTGGCTGATGCGAAGGCCGGGGTCATCAATCTGATATTGGTCAAAGATTTATCCCGGCTGGGGCGTGATTATGTGGAGGTGGGCAGATATACGGATGTGGTTTTCCCATCGCTGGGTTGCCGCTTTGTGTCCCTTCTGGATGAGATTGATTCGGAAAACGACGATAACCTGATGCTCCCCATCCGTGCGTTGATGAATGATTATCATTTGCGGGAATTGAGCGGCAAAATCAAGGCGGTGCTTCATGCTAAGGTCAAAAAGGGGCAGTTTCTTTCCGCGTATGCCCCATACGGCTATCGCAAAAACCCGGAGGATACGCACAGGCTGATCATAGACGAATATGCCGCCGGGATTGTCCGCCGTATTTTCGCCCTCCGGCTGGATGGTCACGGTTACGCTAAAATCGCGGGCATTTTGAACACCGACGGCATACAGACTCCGCAGGAATATTGGCGGGAGCAGAACGGCAAACCTACGGATAAAAAAACGCTTTGGATGTACGCAACGGTAAAAGAACTGCTGAAAAACGAGATTTACATAGGGCATCTAACCCAACATCACACGGGTACGTTGTCCTATAAAAACAAAACGCAAATCAAAAAGCCAGAAGCGGAATGGGTACGGCACGAAAACAGCCATGAGCCGGTTATTGACCTTCCCACATGGGAAAAGGCGCAGAAAATTAACAGGGCGGCAACCGAAAAGCACAAACACGCCCGAAAACCCGAACCGGCCTTGTTTACCGCAAAACTGTTTTGTTTGGGTTGCGGTTCGCCCATGCGGACGGATTGCACGGTTCAGCACCACAAAAACGGCGATATTGTCCGCTATCCCCGGTATAATTGCAGCAGGCATTCACAGAGCGGGCGCACCACCTGTTCCCCGCACACCATCAGCGAAAAAATCTTGAAAACACTTATATTGGCCGAGTTAAAAGCGTATTCCCAAGCGGTTACGCTGGACGAATCCGCGATCTTGGCAAGGGTAAAGCGGCGGATGGATGTAGACGATACCGGGCGGCAGAACCTTTTACGGCAGGAAATCAAGACGCTGGAGCGCCGCGTTGCGGCATTGGAGCGTATTGCCGCCGACCTCTATGAGGATAAGGCAACGGGGAAAATCTCCGAAGCCACATTCTTTACATTGGTGGGGAAGAACGAACAGGAGCGTCAAGAAAAGCAAGCGCGGTATGAGGAAGCGCAACGCAGATTGGCGGCCATACAAGAAAAAAACCTTAACATTTCAAAATGGGCGGAGGTCGTGCGGAAACACATCCGCACGGAGGATGTATCCCGGGCCGACATTGAGGAACTGATAGAGCGTATCGAAATCGGTGAGAGCGATTACGCAATCGGCACAAGAAGGCAGGAAGTCAAGATATACTGGCGGTTTGTCGGGTGTGTGGAGGGATAGCGAAAACCCTACGCAAACAACGTATTTTCTTTACGAGGTTGTGGAACGGGAGCATTTCGCCATCCTGTTCCGCGAGAGAAACAAACTGTACATCGTGCTGGACAAAAATTTTCTCAATATGCCAGCCCACGTCCGTCTGGAGCCGCCCAAGCCGGGAAATGTCCTTGACCACCACGCGCTCAATAATCCCCGCCTCAATGTCAGCCATCATGCGCTTGAAATCCGGCCTTTCAAAATCCGTGCCTGAAAATCCATCATCCACGTAGAAAGAGGTAAAGTAATAGCCGCGTTCAATGGCATAGGCTCCTAAAATCTCCTTTTGGTTTTGGATAGAATCACTTTCAGCATCGTCCCCATCGGCTTTGGAAAGGCGGCAATAGAGGGCGGTAATGCGTTGATTTCGGGTTTCTGTCTGCGGCACAATTTCCCCCCTGTCCACTCTCCACAACATAAAGTATACGTTCCCGCCATCCGTTTGTCAAGGAAAAATCTACCCTTGAATGAAAAAACCGGCCATCCAGTGTTGACATTGAGGGTATAAGTTTGTATAATGAAAACAGATTTTCCCCTCCAGCCCGTTCTTTTTTCAATGTCCCATCTCGTTCCAAACCCAGCGCAAAAAAAGTTCGGCCCATCCCCTTTAATCTTTATCCACAAAAAGCAAAAATAACTCAGGTTTCCAGAAATTGGACATTGAAAAAAGGGAGTAGTAAGCAATGCACTTTGTGTCACGTTTGTGACACAAACCGAAAAACGCCGTTTTTTCGGTACGTGCGGCTTGTTAGGGGAGGCCCCTAAAACCCCCAGCCTTTTCTGGCGAAAAGCCCTCCGTTTTTCACGCCGGAACGGGCGCAAAAAAGACACCGGCACGGCCCCCTTTGGGAGCGGATAGGAGGTACATTTTGGAGGCGGAGCGCAAGCGAAACAACATCTTAAAATTCCGGGTTGACGACCGCGAAAAGAGCTGCATTGAATACAAAAAACACGAGGCGAACAGCCGCTGTTTGAGCGACTATCTGCGCCGCATGGCCCTGTGCGGGAAGGTCTATCAAGTGGATATGGCATCGTTCCGATACCTTGAAAGACAGCTGGCCGGGGCGTGTAATAATATCAACCAGCTGGCCCGCGCCGCCAACGCCGGAGGGACGGTTTCACAAGGCGAAATCGCACAAGTAAAGCAGACATTGGAAAGCATATATCAGAGGCTGGAAGACCTCTCGGACTGGTTCCAAAACGGCCATGGCAGTGACGAGCATTAGCCAGATATACGCCACGGACGCCAAGTCCTTGGCGTATATTTTGGACACGATGAAAACCGAGGCGGGACGCCTGACCGAGTTCTTCATGTGCGGCGGCACCGCGCTCCAAGCGGCGCGTGAATTTGAGCGGACGCGGCGGGGCGGGACAGGGCGGCATGAGGTGTTGGCAAAGCATATTATCCAGAGTTTCAAACCGGGGGAAGTGACCCCGGAACAGGCTCTTGCGGTTGGTTCACAGCTGGCCCAAACATACCTCAAAGGCGAGTACCAATACGCCCTGGGCGTCCACACGGATAAGCGGCACGTCCACGTTCATGTGATTTTTTGCAACGTCAGCATGAGGGACGGAAAGACCTTTGAAACCAACGAAAACCGGGGCAAAAACGCGTGGAAAAAGCTCCGGGAAGTCTCGGACAAAATCTGTAAAGATCATGGCTTGTCGGTCTTGGACAAAACCGCCTTGGAGCGCAAAGGCCAGAGCCACTACGAATGGGCGCAGGGGCCGATGTCATGGAAAAGCAAACTCAAACAGGCCATTGACGGGGCGGTCACCGAGGCGCAGAACTTTGAGGGTTTACTTCAAAAACTACGGGCGGCGGGCATTGCGTGTATGTACCGCCCCGACCTGAAAATCCGGCTGAAATTCCGCTACCCCGGCCAGCAACGGTGGGCCAGAGCGCAGACCCTTGGCCCGGCCTACGACGTGGAGGGCCTGACCGACCGCATTGACCGCTACCGCCGCTGGGTTGGCGGCGAGACGCTCACCGTTGGCCGGTCTGGGCTGATTGACACCACTACCGACCGTATGCGGTCCAACGAACATTTGGAACGCTGGGCGCGGGTTCAGAACATGAAAACCATGGCCGAAATGATGGTGACGCTGGAGCAGGAAGGTATCCGCAGTTTCGCCGAATTGGAGAGCAAAATCGAAGCCAGCACGGCCTCCCGGAAGGTACATATTGAGCGCAACGAAACATTGAAAAAAGAAATTGCCCAGCTGACCGAATTGGCCAGCCATGTTGAGGCGTACCGACAGCACAAGCCCGCGTTCCAGGAACACAAAGACCTGCTGGAAAAACCCTTTGGCAAGCGCAAGGCCGAAGCGTTCGCCGCCCTCAACGCCCAAGAGCTTGCGGCCTATAAAGCGGCCATAAAGGCGTTGAAAGCATACGGCTATACCGCCGAAACGCTCCCGTCCGCGCAAACGCTCAAAACCCGGATCGCCAACATAGAACAGGAAATGCAACGCCACGAGAGCGAACGGGCACGCCTGGAACCGTCCATCCGGGGATACGAAAAAATGCTGAACGCCTGGCGGGCGTATAGGCCCGAAACCGAGCGCAAAAAAGCCCAAAAACACGAAGAACCGGAACCCGTCCCCGAACCGCCAGAAACCAAAACAGAAAGGAAACGTGACTATGATGACCTTGACTTCTAAGCGGACCAATGCCTCCGGGGTACCCTTGTGGCAGTACGACCGGGACGAGGAATGCCTGATGAAAGGAGGGCGGCCCTTCCCCATTGAGGGCGAGTACGCATTCAAACGCTTGCGCCACCTGGCCCAGTGGGACAAGGCCAGCTTGCAGGAACTGCTGGACGGCGGCGATATGGCGGCCTGGGCCGAGGAGTTTGATGACGCCGTGTCTGAGAGAATCCATACGCTGTATATGGAATTGGAGCGGAACAACCCAGCCTACCGGGCCGCCCAAGACGCCGGGGATATTGTAACGGCTGCCAGATTGAGCGCCAACGACCGGGAGACGGCGAAACAGGTCGTCATACGGGAGATGGTGCTGACCGACCCCGTGGATGGGGACGAGGAGGGCGAGGACGAATAACGCAAAAACGCCCCGGCGTCAAGCACCGGGGCGTTTTTGAGGCGTGGGTTAGGTTTGTAAGTCCTCGATTTGCTGGCGGGTGAAACCGGTGACGGCGGTAATCTGATCAAGCGGCAAGCCGATGGCCAAAAGTTTTCGGGCAAGCTCTTCCCTTGCTTCAATGTTGCCTTCGGCTTTACCTTCGGCT